TATTTTCACGTCAGAGGAAGCACGTCAATTAAATAAAGATATTTTTGAAACAATCTATTACGCTGCTATTAGTGAAAGTAATGAATTGTGTAGAACAGGTCAGTACCAGCCATATAAGTTTTTTGAAGGTTCACCAATGTCACAAGGAGTATTTCAGTTTGATATGTGGGGTCTTAAAGAAGAAGAACTTTCAGGATTTTGGGATTGGAACGGATTAAAGGATGATGTTGCAAAATGGGGTGTTTGTAATTCATTGTTTACTGCTCAGATGCCTGTAGCATCTTCGGCTAAGATTACAGGTTCATATGAAATGACAGAACCAGCTCACTCGGCAATCTTTAATAGAAGAGTTGTTGGCGGTGAGATTATGATTGTAAACAAGTATCTTATTAGTGATTTTGAAAAAATTGGTATTTGGTGTGAAGAGTTGAAGAATGAAATTATCTTGAACGAAGGTTCTATTCAAAACATTAACTTTAACAATTACTTGGACCCTGAGGAGAAAAGTTATAACAAAAAGGTTAAGAGAATCGAACACCTCATTCCAAAATATAAAACCATTTGGGAAATTTCACAAAGAGAGTTGATTGATATGGCGGCTGATAGAGGTCCGTTTATTGACCAATCACAATCAATGAACATTTATATGGGTAACCCAACTCTATCAAAAATCACATCATCACATTTCCACTCTTGGAGGAAAGGTTTGAAAACTTTGTGTTACTATGTAAGAACAAAGGCGATTTCTACGGGGGCTAAACATTTGGCGGTTGACATTTCTAAAATTCAAAAACCAAAGGTTGCGACACCCGAAACACCAAAAGTAGATTATTCGAATATGAATCTACCACCAAAACCTGAGAATAGTGAATTTGAATGTTTTGGTTGTTCATCTTAATCGAGACACTAATCCCGACACTATGTCGGGATTTTTTATTTTATAGGTATTTATAAGAAATAATTACAATTTATATTAGTATAGAATGGCTGAAGGTTTAACATATGGATTGAATTTCCCTTTTGAAAACTCAACTCAGGGTGATTACCTTTTGTTGACAGAGACGCAGTATAATCAGATACGTTCAGATTTATTGCATTTGATTCTAACAAGAAAGGGTTCAAGGTATTACTTACCAACTTTTGGGACTAGAATATATGAGTTTATTTTTGAACCTTTTGATGGTTTAACCTTTGATGCTATTGAGGCAGACATAAGGGATGCGGTTAGTCAATTTATGCCGAACCTAATTATAAACAATATTTCAATTGAACCTGCGGACCCTACAGTTGAAGTTGAATATGCCCGAGGAGAAAATTTACCAATGCAATCTAACGAATACGTTTATAAAGTACCTGGTAAAGGAACATCAGAATATACCGCAAAAGTTAAAATAGATTATGCAGTAGATAATACGGCATTTGCACAAAGTGATTTTGTGATTATCAATATTTAAGAATAGATGGCAAATAATAAAATCTCATACACTTCAAGGGATTACGAAAGTATAAGACTGGAGTTACAAAATTATGTTAGAACATATTATCCTGAATTAATACAGGATTTCAACGACGCGTCAGTATTTTCAGTATTCTTAGATTTGAATGCTGCGGTTGCCGATAACCTACATTACCATATTGATAGAAGCATACAAGAAACTGTATTACAATATGCACAACAACGTTCATCAATTTATAACATTGCCAGAACATATGGTTTAAAAGTTCCAGGTCAAAGACCTTCAGTGTCAGTTGTTGATTTCTCAATTACTGTACCAGCATATGGTGACAAAGAAGATGAAAGATATTTGGGTATTCTAAACAGAGGGTCCCAAGTTTTTGGTGCGGGTATTGTTTTTGAAAACCAATACGAGATTGATTTCGCTTCACCATACAACTCACAAGGATTTCCTAATAGACTCAAGATTCCAAACTTTGACGCTAATGGAAACTTGATTAACTATACGATTACTAAAAGAGAACAAGTTGTTAATGGATTAACAAAAGTTTTCAAAAAAGTTATTGGACCTGCCGATGTAAAACCGTTCTATGAATTATTCTTACCTGATAAGAATGTTTTAGGTATTACAAGTGTATTATTGAAAAATGGTACAAACTATACAAACACACCAACAGCTGCGGAATTTTTAGGTTTAGCGAATAGATGGTATGAGGTGGATGCTTTGGCTGAAGATAGAATCTTCATCGAAGACCCAACTAAAGTTTCAGACGACCCGGGTATTAAAGTAGGTAGGTATCTACAAACTAATAACAAATTCATTTCTGAATTTACACCTGAAGGTTTCTGTAAGATGACCTTTGGTGGTGGAACAACCTCAGCACAAGACCAATTAAATGCCTTTACCAATTTAGGTGTCCCAGTTAACCTACAAACTTTATCAAATAACTTTTCATTAGGTTCAACATTAGTTCCTAATACGACCTTATTTGTTCAGTATAGAGTTGGTGGTGGACTTGCAACTAACTTGGGGGTTAATGTTATTAACCAAGTTGGAACGGTATCATTCTTTGTTAATGGTCCTTCACAACAAACCAACAGTAGTGTGATTAATTCATTAAGATGTACCAACCCGATAGCGGCTATTGGAGGTGCTAATGCGCCAAATGTTGAAGAAGTTAGAAACTATGTTACATATAACTTTGCAGCACAAAAAAGAGCGGTTACTGTAAATGACTACGAAGCAATTTTAAGAACAATGCCAAGTCAGTTTGGTGCACCGGCAAAAGTATCAATCACTGAAAACAATAACAAAATACAAATTAACTTATTGTCTTATGATACTTCAGGAAAATTAACACCACTCGTATCAAATACTTTACGACAAAATGTTGCAACTTATTTATCAAACTATCGAATGATGAATGATTATGTAGTTGTTGGTTCTGCCGAAGTTATAGATTTGGCTGTGGAGGTTTTTGTTGTATTAGACGCGTCTCAAAACTCAGGTCAAATTGTTACCGATGTTGTTAATAAAATTGGAGATTACTTTAACCCTCAAGTAAGACAACTTGGTCAGAATGTATATCTATCAGAATTAAAAAGTATTATTCAAAACCAAAATGGTGTTATTACGGTAACTGAAATAATAGTTGAAAACAAAGTTGGTGCACAGTATTCATCATCACAAACTTCGATGGCATATGCTGACCCTGAGTTAAAAATTATCAGACCTGTAGATGATACCATATTTGCAGAACCTAACCAAGTGTATCAAATTAGATACCCACAAAAAGATATTAAGGTTCGTGTTAAGAATTTCCAAAATGTTTCCTTCTCTTAACTTGTTTATTTAATTTACGTTTAGGTTATTTTTTAAATACGTGTGGAATTCCTTTTCAAAATTCCAAAATAACTATTTATCAATAAAACCTGAATGGGAAAGTCATATAGGATAAAAACAGAAGTTGGGGTCGATAAACATATCACCTTAGAATTAGAACAAGATTTTGATTTTTTAGAAATCTTATCATTACAGATTTCACAAAATGACGTTTATAGTCGAGACTGCTCACAATACGGAGTTATTGTGGGTAGAGTTATTGCCAATGGTGGTTTAGGATTAGCAAACGCTAAAGTATCAATTTTCATTCCTGTCACACAAGAAGATGTTGTGAATGACCAAATTTATGAAATTTATTCATACGCGACACCAAACGATAAAAACGTTGATGGGTATAGGTATAATCTATTACCTTATGAACCTCAATACGTAAAACACGCCGCAACAGGAACATTCCCAACAAGAGAAGATGTTTTAAAAGACCCTGTCGCAGCTCAATTATATGACAAATATTACAAATATACTGTAACCACAAATGAAAGTGGTGACTATATGATTTTTGGTGTTCCTACAGGAGACCAAGTAATATTGATGGATTTAGATTTGAGTGACATCGGAGAGTTCTCACTCACACCTCAAGACCTTATAAGAATGGGTAGGGCAACTGAAGCTCAAGTTGGGGGAGATAGATTCAACTCATCTACAGATATTGATACATTACCACAAATAGTTTCATTACAGAAAGTAATTGACGTTAGTCCATTTTGGGGTGACCCAAATCAATGTCTTGCTGCCGTTAATAGAGTTGATTTTGATTTACGACAAGAAGCAAATATTGAAATAGAACCGACAGCGGTTTTTATTGGTTCTATGGTTTCAACTATAGATAAGTTTAGAGTTGCTGCGCCTTTCTTTGGTAACGATGGACCTCCAGGAATGATTCAATCCGCTTGTAAACCAAAAGACAATTTAGGCAATCTTTGTAATTTAACATCAGGACCCGGTCAGATATTATCTGTGAGACAAACTATATTCCAAGATGACCAAGGTAGACCTGTACTTGAAGAATATAGATTACCAAATTCAGGTAATGTAATTGACCAAGATGGTACTTGGGTTACTGAGTTACCAATGAATTTAAATTACGTGATAACCGCTGAAGACGGAAGCAGAATTTTTTCAAATGACCCGTCAGTCGGAATACCAACTAAAGCAAAATATAGATTCAAAGTTAAGTGGGCACAATCTCCTCAAGCAACTGAAAAAGTTAGAAGACCATATTATTTAGTTCCAAATGTGAGGGAGTATGGGTGGAGTAATCCTTTCCAAGACCCGACATATAATACCACTTCAGCCGCAGTTGAAAGTGAATTACAAAGCTCATATTATTTTGGGTTAGAATGGTCGGGATATACAGGTAACAAGGCGGTTCCTGCAAGTATACAAAATCAGAAACTGGCTGCGGCAATAAATTGTGAAGATACTTTTTATGAGTTTGATTTTAATAAAGTCTACACAGTATCATCTTTAATTGACCAATATAAGAGAGGGACTAATCGTGCAAAATTTATTGGTATTAAAGAAATTGATGACGATGAATGTGCGTCAACAGTTAATAAATTTCCCGTAAATGAAGGTTTTAAAAACTTTGATGCAATATATTTCTTATTTGCAATATTGATGCAAATAGTCCAACTATTCGGTTCAATACAAATCGTAGTATGGAATATTTTGGGGTCTCTTTGGAACGCAATTTCAGGGGTATTAGCACCTGTTGTAATCGGATTAATTTTTTATCTATCAGTATCATTCTTTATTCAAGCAGGAGCGGCTTTTCCTGCGATAGGTGTAATGATTCTGTCCGCGGCTGTTGGAGCGGGTCTTTTAATTTTAGGTATAAGATTGATACAAAACTATCAAAATTTTAAATCAAAAAGATTTGGTCCTATAAGATTACCAATGATAACATACCCCGGTTGTACTGCGTGTGATTGTAAACCTGGTGATACTTCAGATGATAATGGTTCAGTTCCTTTTTCATTACTAAGTCAATTTTCTAATAATGGATTGTATTTTGAAAAAATAAATGAGGGTTCATTACCATATCAAACGGGTGATGATACAGAATTGTCTGAAGCAAACAAAGGTGTTGTTGCATTAACTTTTTCGCAAGCTATGGGTACTAGAGTTGAGAAGGTTAATGAAATTTATCAATTTAAATCAACCGAGTCTGAAGTTAGTAGATTACCTGATTCTAAATATGAGGTGTTAAATGTGAAGTTAGTACCAAGAAAATTCTTTGCTTACTCAACAAGTATACCTATGGGAGCGAGAATTAATACATTCAACACAAGAAAAAAATATTTTGATGATATCAATAAAATGAGTGTCAGTTTTAACTACACCGGAAATACGGGTGTAAATCACTATGACAACAGCTTAACAATTGTAACATCAACTAATTTTGAAACTGGTACATTACTTACTTTTGTAAATCCACAAAGCAGTAAAGACGTTAACTATCTATACACAGGAGAAACTTTTGATGGTGCTTACATTACTGGTATCTCAGGAGAAACTTTATTTCCATCTGCAGGACCGATACAGATTGATTACGCAACAGGTCAATTCACAAATAGTAGTGTTACCTACTATTTGAATACAGGTTCAACCGAAACGAATTACAAATATCCTATGGATATTGAGTATTATCAAGTTATCACTGCAATCACAATGAGTGAGGCGTTTAACTTGAGTGCATCTCAAGGTTGTTCTACTTGTCAAACATATACTATAACAACAATAGAACCGTATACAAATGCACCTACTTCTACAACTATAAACTACATAGATTGTAATAACACACCTCAAACAGTATCGTTAGGTCCTACAGTTGATGATGGATTTGGAAGATACGACCCTATTAGTATGGATATTTGTGCGTGTCAACCACCAACTATAGACCAAGGTAGTATAACAGTTGTTGGTAACTGTCCACCACCAATAAGTTATGGGGGGTTTGTTGAAATGTTAGACTCATCAACAATTATAAAATACAACGCTAGAAATCTTTTAGCTTGGCCTGGTAACAGTGATGGTAGTGATTTATCAACTAAAACATTAAAGACACGAGATGTCTTTAGTGATTTTGATAATCAATATGTTCTGATATTACAAAGAGGTGTTGACCCATATTCACCGAAATATACTAACAAGTATGGGGTTGGTAAAATACTTGGGTTTCCGAATGAAAATGATATTATTATTACGGGTGAAACAAGAATAAATGTACCAATTCAAGCGTTAAATAGTTCATCAACAATCTCAGTTCAAAATCATAGTAATCAAACTGAGATTTTCATACCATCTAAATTTTTTAGAGCGGGTAATGACTTTTCAGGTTTTACATCAGAGAATGTTGGATACTATAGTAGTTTGGATAAATCTACTAATTTTGGAACTTATTTTTATGGTCCGAACGCATCGAGTAATTTTTCGTTTGTAACCGGATTCTTTAACAGACCAACACTTAGCGGAGCCCAATCATTAACAACTAATAGTGTAAACAACAGTTATTCTTCGACACCAAATTGGGCTAGATATGATAACTCAGAAGATTTATCGGGTGGTGATTACTACTATACAATATCATCTGAGAAACCTAATAACACGAGTTCATTATACCTGTCTTTTTCACTATTACCTAAATTTACTGGTACAAGTTTTAATAACAATATTCAATCTAAGTTTTATAATGTTATGAGAACTGATAGACTACCTAGTTCGGATTATTTAGATGGGTCAAGTTGGGATTCTATTGTCCCTGTATTACAACAAAACAATGGTTTTGCGATATATGTTTTAAACACCGACAGTGAAGATTTTACAACTGAAAACTTCTCAACGGGATTTGAAACTGTAGAACCTGACATCCAAGATTTACCAGCAAGTACAAACGTTTTAGAAAGTTTTGATTGTGCTAATATGGTTAGTCTAAGTTGTTATGAGAATCAAGGAACAACATTTAGTATAAACCCTAACTGCCCCGCAACTGATGTTGTTGAAAGAGGGTGTTATGTGATTATGCCTGACGGACCAAAAATTAATGGAGCTGCCATTCGCAAAGATTTATTGGCGTTTAAAGAATGGGGTCTAAGATTTAGATTCTTTTACGCTTTATGTAGAGGAGTTTTAGCTCAAACTTTTACAAATAACTGGATAAACGGAACACTGTTTACGGTACCAATTCAAACAAGACCTATTTTTAATAGTGATAACACTTTGGATGAAATATTATATTGTAAGGAGTTTGTTTACTATGATAAATCAAGTGCTAACTTCTATATGAGAAGTAGTCCATATAGTGCAACAATAAATAGATTTATTGGTAAGATACCAACACCTCTAAATGAGACTGGTTCTTTAAATACTAGAAATTTATTATTCCCAACAACAGTTATAAACTTAGGACCTAAAGATTTTATTTACGCAGAGCTTAGTTTAGAACCAAGTATGAGAGGATACGTGATAAATCAAATCACACCGTCAAGCTATGGGGACACTTCAGACTTAGTTAACCTCTTTGTTGTTAGTAGAATTTCAAATTCTGAATACTTAAGTAAATTATTAACATTGGGTAATCCTAATGGTGTTGTTAACCAATTATTCTCAAGAGAAGAAAGAAGAGTTGATGGGGATTTGGCGCAACTTATGTCAATAAATTCTGAATTTGGTGTTGTTAAATTTTCACCCGACGCATATGAAAGTACTGGTAACACATCAACAAGTGAGATTCAAATTTTAGGTGCTCCGGGCTCTAAATCAGTTATGGCGGTGTTTTTCTCTTCAACAACGGAAGACCTTCAGTATAAAGACTTTATAACACCTGGTAGAATAAATTTTAGACCTAATCCTACTGCAAACGCGTATCAATATGTTTATGGTATTAAATCACAAACGGTTCCATTTTATCAGTGGAGGACAACTACATTTGGCGGTTCTAATACTATATTTGGAGGTGAAAATAATAACTGGGCAACGGATGGTTCAAATATACAACAATACAAGTATCAGTCACTTAGTAGAACCAACCCTGTCAGTCCAACATACTTCTTAGGTTCAAACGCTCTTACCAATGATTTATATGCTCGTGGTTATATCTATAATGTAGATAACAATGGATTATTATCATTAAACGCTGGTAATTACCCAAGAACATTTTTAGTTGGTGCACCAAATCATTTTTATTTTGGATTAATAAATGGTGCCAGCGCTTTAGATAAATTTAAGGAAAAATATTTGGCAGATGAATAATTTTACTATAGTTCCATCACGTTTAAGTTTTAAGTCTGCACCAATATTAGACTCTCAAGTTACTATTGATTTAAATCAAACGCAGAAAGAGTTAATACAATTCGTTAGAAACACATCAATTAGTCTTGCACAATTATATGAAGACGAAAGAGAAATTTCTGAAACTTATCGACCAACATTTAAAGTTGATTACATATACGACAACACCTACACTGGAACCACAGATTATTTACCATTCCAATATAATCTTTTTTATGTTGACGCGGTACAGTCAAAACTTTCTGGGATATGGAAAGGGTTTCCACAATATTATGAGTTTGATTTTTTTAGACCATATGTTAATGATAATCATTTTGTTTATGTTGCACAGAGCGCGTACACATACAATTGGACTTATTACATTACTCACGCAGCTGAAAATGATTATACAAAAAATATGGAGGCGACTTATAGTGGTAACACTCTAAATTTCCAAGCCCAAGATGGTATACCATTTGTGGTATTTAATTCTAAACAAGGTGGTGCAAATATAATCTCATTCCAATGTTTTATGCCTCACGGATTAACGGTTGCTGATTATGTTGAACTATCATTAACCTATAATGGAAATCAAAAAGTTTTTAACGTATTTTCTTTAGGTGATTCGAAGTCAAATAGTAGTGAATACATTTTTAACTTAATTGACGTTGGATACACTGGTACAACTTTTAGTAATGGTACCTTAGGGACATTTAAAAGAATTGCCAATCCTGACAACTTAGAAACTAAGTCAAAGTATTATGTAAGAAGAAACAAAGTATTGG